GGTGATCTTCTGAGCCTCGTCGTAGTCGCGGGCTTTCTTCAGCAGGACGAAGATGTTTGGGTCGGTGTACTTCAGTACCTGCTTGCGGTCGAAACCTTTGCTCTCCGCGTAGTCCACGAGGGAGTAATACAGCCCGTTGTTCCAGCCGGGGATTTTGGCTTTCAGCTCCTTCTGGGCAACCTTGGCCTGCTCACGGGCTAACGACTCTTCAGCCTGCTTGACGGTACGCAGGAACTCCTGCGCCTCGTGCTCAAGCTCCTGAGCCTGCCCCTGCGCGGCCTCAGCCATCGCCCTCTGTCGCTGATACTCGTGAGGGTTCTTCTCAGCCAACTCCACCCAGTTCACGTTCTGGAACTGGGAGAGCTTCTGCTTCACGCCCTCTTGCATCTTCCCCAGGTGGTACAACGCAAGCTGCTCACGCCCCTGTAGGGTCTCTCGTTGAGCTGCTAAAGCCTGCGTCTTGCGGGTGTAGTCCTCCAGCCTCATACGGGACTCTTTCAGTTCCCGTGCTTTTACCGGCTGGCCGTCAACGATCACCTCGGCATCGTCATCCAGAGAGTCCAAATCCAGCGGCTTGACAGGTTGCTCCTCCTCGGAGTCCTCCAGCTCGCTCTCAATCTCCTCCGACTCACCCTCTTCTTTCCCCTCTTCCTGCCCTTCCTCAAGAGCAGATTCCAGCGTGTCCTCCGCTGGCTCTTCTGTCTCAGGTGCAGTCTCTTCTACGGGGTCGGCGGGTTCTGGCTGCGTCTGGTTGGTCTCTTGCTGAGACTCCTGCACCCGAGCCCACCTGCGCTTTGCTAACGCACTTGCTGCTGCTGCCAGACCTTCTCCCTCCGGCGCAGAGTGACTGGATTCCCGAACGGGTTGATCCTGTACCATCTTTTACTCCTGCCCTTCCGGGCTGTTCGCTTGCTGAATGCCTGCCTCAAGCTGTTCAGCAATGACTCTCCACTCGTTCAACTTGTACGCCATCTCCTGAATCCCTCGGATTCTGTAGTAGGCGTCTTCCCGAAGCTCTGCCTGCCCCGGCTTACTGGACACAATCGTGTTCAGGTTCTGGTCCAGCAGTTCCTGGTATGCGGCGTTGAAGTCCGGGTCTCGATGCAGTCGTGCAGCTGACTGCCCTTTGGTAAGGGCAATCGCCACATCTTCTTCTTCACTCCTCGGCGGGGGCGGCTCCTTCATCGTCCACTCGTACCCGCTTGGCAGACCCTTTCCCCTTGGGTCCGGTCTGCTTGCTCTCTTCTGATTCACTCTCCACCTCCTCTGCAACAGGCACCTTGCCGTGTCGCTGGTTGTAAATGTCGTGCAGCTCCTTCAGAACACGCTTCCTGCGGGGAGACTCCAGCTCCTCCAGCGCCTTCTTCTTGGACTTCTCCTCCCGTGCCGCAAACCGCGCCTCCAGCACCCGAGCCATCTCACTAGGAGGTATGCGACCCAGCCTCTCTGGCTCAGGCGGCACATGCCCTCGGAGACCCTCCGGGACATCGGCTCTGTTGGTGTAGACAACAACCTCTGGGGCTGGCTCCTTCATCCTCGCCAAGTCCTCCGGTCTGGGAGGAAGCACGCGAGCCTTCGGAGTGGGTTTGGGCGTGTAGCCCTCTGGGGCTTCTTCGTCAGTGAGAAACTCTTTCCTCATATACCTCCACCTGCTTAAAACAACTCCATCGCAGCCTGCGGGATTGCACGGGCTGCTGTGCCCGCTTCTGGGCCGTACCTGTCGGCCACATCTACCCCGCTCTCATACATTCCGAGGAACTTCGCCAGCGCCTGCATGGCACCGGGGTTGTTCATAAAGAACTCCTCCAGCCCACGCATGGCTGCGTTGTCCTCGCTCACACTGGGGAACAGCCCCTGCACCTCGTCAGAGCGGCTCTGAAGCTCCTCAAGCGACAAGGGCTGGTCTAGGTAGCCCATCTCGTGTGCAGCCACGCTACCGCCCGCGTTGGCAACGGTATTCAGACCACCGATAACCCGACCAGCAACATCCGACACAGCACCACCGATAAGGCCGGGGATGTCACGGATAATCTCTTGGGTGCTGGGGACGGGGCTGAACACGCGGCCATCCTCTTCTGCCACGCCACCCTCAGCCAGGATGCCGGGGTCTTCCTCGTCATCACCAATCACATAACCCGCACCAGCAGCACCAGCCACGCTGTTCGTCTGCTTGTTGCCGGGGCCTAGGGCGTTGTTGATGTCCTTCTGGCGGATGCCCATGGTGAACGGGTCGTAGTAGCCCTTCTCCATGCCCCGCAGACCGTAGCCCTGTGGCATCTCGCTCATCATGTGCGAGAGCATCTGGTTCTCGTTGTAGTCGGCCCTCTGAGCGGCTGACAGGGGCGGCTGGACGCGGTAGGGAACGAAGTCGCTCATCCCATCCTGTGTGTGCTCCAGTATCGCGCTGGGCAGCCCTTCGATGTCACTGACATCCACATCCGGCTCACCAACATCGGAGTAGATAGGGGCGTCTTCCATCCCCTCACGAATCTTGATGTGGGCCTCAGTGATAGCCTCACGGGCCTCCTGAGCGGTCTGTGGGTCAATCCGGCCCAGCTTCTCCCAGTTGTCGATGGCGTGAAGGTCGCCCTCCATGCGGGACAGGGCGCTCCAGTGCTTCTTCTGGTAAGGCTCCCTCATCCCCCGGTTGATACTGAATCGGGTGGCATCGTTCTTGGCCTTGTTAGCCATCTTGCGAGCGTTCTGGATTGCGTCGGCAACGTACTTGGTGCGCCCCGCCTCAGCCTCCTCCGGCATCGCCAGAGCGCCTGCACCTGCGGCTGCCAGCCCTAACTTCCCGAATATGCCCATGCCTACGCTCCCCCGATTACTACGTTGCGGGTCTGCCGCTTCTCAAGCTCCAGCTCCTCACGCGAGATTTCCTTGTCGAACTCGAACTTGTCCTGGTCCAGCTCGTCCTCTCGCCCGCCTCGCAGCGCATCCAGCTGGTATTTCTCACGGTCAAGCTGGAGCGTGCCGGTAATCTTCTGAATCTCGGCCTGCATCTTGGCGATCTGGGCCATAGCCAGCCCGAACTGGGCCTGAGAGGCGCTCTGCATGGACTCCATCTCGGCCTGCTGGGCCTGCTGTGCCTGCTGGGCGGCCATCTGTATGGCCTGCTGCCCCTCGGGGCTCTGCGGGTTCTTCAGGTAGGCAGGAGAGCCCGTACCCATGGCCTCGAAGAAGTCGGTGATGAGCGCGTACTTCTCCTCGGCCCCAAACAGCGGCGCAAGGGACTGGTCCTGCCCAAGGGTCTGATATGTCGCCATCAGCGCCTGAGCGCGTTTCTGGCGCTCCTCAGGGGTCAATGCGACAGCAACCTTCATGTTGTGTCGCGTAGGCCGGAAGGAACGCGGGTCCAGCACACGGAAGCCACGGGCGGTCTCGCCAGCGACCACCTGCCCGTACTCCACACCCATGTTGTAGATGTCGATGAACAGCGGCTTCAGGAAGCCCTCTGCGTACGAGCGAGCCATCTTGGAGACACGGAACTCACCCTCTGCCATGAGGGTGTTAATCATGTCCTCGCTGTTCTGGTGCGAGATGACCTGCTGGGCGGGCAGCTTGGTGAGCCCAAGGCGGCCCTGCTTCTGCTGGAGCATCAGCCCGATGGCGTCGAAGGTGGCCGGGTTCAACTGCGGCTGCGGCACCATCTTCACCGCATCCGGGTCGGCGCTGTTGATGACAGCACCAATCGGGTTGTCAATCAGGTCACGCGGGTTGCGGATAAGAGAAAGGTCCGCAATCTTCATACTGGTGTTGGTGAGGAAGATGTTGTCCATCACCCCACGCACCAGACCCGAGTTCGTGCGCTGGATGTCGCCCAGCACATCGGCAACCGACAAGCCAATAGACTTGTGCGAGATGCGGTACGGCGACCAGAAGTACAGCGGCTTCTTGGCTACCTGCTCCTTGTCCAGCAGGGTGTCGCCTGCGATGGTGATCTTCCATGTCTCGGGGATGTAGTCCCCGTCCATATCAATTTCGATATAGGCGACATCGACATCCACCTCGTCCCGCTCTTCCTCACCGCTGCGCTGCTCGTGCAGGTAGGAGTCATCGCTGGAGTGGCGGGCCTGCCGGTCAATGTCGAACTCACGGCCCGTGTTGGAGATGTCACGCACCAACTCCGGGTCGAAGCCCTCGGCAACCAGCTGCCCCTTGGTCTTGTTCGGGTAGCGCAGGATGACGCAATCGGCATCCATGGGGTCGCCCGTGGGAGAGGCGATAAACACATTCTCCGGGGCGTGCAGGTTGACCTTTACCTGCCCAACTTCTTCCTTGCGGACAATCTCACCTGAGACAAGGCGCACCGGCATCTGCACCGGGGCTCCCTGCGGGCCGGGAATCTGCTCAATCTGCGTCCGCTCGCCGGTAATCTTGAAGTCGTGGATGTTCGGGTCTTGCGACAGCAGCACGTTCAGCTGGTCAGCAGGGACATCCTGGAAGATTTCCGGCGTTACCCGTACACGCTCATGCCAGCACAGCTCCGCAGTCGCCAGCTTGGCAACCAGAGCGTCGTGCAGGCTGTCCTCGATGATGGAGGTGCCACGGTTCTGCTTGAAGAAGATGGAGTGGACGTAATCTGTGGCGTCCTGAGCGGCATCTACCGGGTCATCCATCTCCTGCTCGAACTTGAGCAGCTGGTGCCCTGCGGTGAAGGTGTCAAGAATCTTGGCCTTGACATCCTCCACGCCCTCGAACACATCCATGCTGACATGGCGTGAGAAGTTCTTGCGCTCGTTGCCGAAGGGCTCACCGTAGTAGTACCGGTGGCTCTGCTCCCGCTGGGCAGCAATCTTAGTGTTGTAGTCTGTCTCTGACCTGTCGATTTCGTGCCGAATCATCGACACAAGCTGGTCATCTGTGTACGCGAACTCCTGTTCCCCGCGCTCCATAGCTACGAGGGACCGTTCGAGACTGCGCGTGGGGGCAGGCTTAATTCGCATCCTCAGACCTCAATGCCGGGAGAGAGACTCTCCATGTTCTGAATGGAAACCTGGTCAGGCCGGGTTCCGAATACCGGGATCATCACCGCCGCGTAACGGACGGCATCTATCAGGTCGTCGTCTGTCTTGACGATCTTCCCGTTCTGGTCCCGGTGGTAGCGTCTGTACTCGTCAAAGAACTCAGTGACGGTGGAGAAGACCTTGAATCGGTCTGTCCGCATCCTCTCGTCCAGCACAGCAAGTCCCGGTTCGACGTAGTTGGATTTCTCCTTGTCGAGATTGCGGAACTTCAGGTTCATCTCTACTCCGCACTCTCTGTAGAGCTGCGCCAGCGTCTTTCCCGAGCCCTTCTCCCGGTTGTCGCCGTCGTGCGGATAGACCGTGCGGATAAAGCCCTTGGACGCACCCCTGATACGCGGGGCAATCTCTGGGATCGACTTGTCAGATACCTTGAAGGCGTGCGTGAGATATACGACATCGTTCTCCGGGTCGTAGGCCAGCTTGGCCCACGCTGTGGGGTGACTGATGCCGAAGTCGATAGCCGAGAGCCATGTGTACCAAGACGGAATCTCGAACGGCTCGACCTTCAGGCGCTCCTCTGCGGTGGTGAACACACGCCCGGAACCCATGAACGGGATACCCAGACGGCGCATGTCTCGCTGCCACGGAGGAATGGATGACAGGATTTGCTCCTGCACATCCGAGGTAAGGTGCGGGCAGTCATCCCAAGTGACCTGCGCAAGGTACTGGTGCTTCCCACGCTCCTCCATGAACTGGCGTACCAGTTCCGTATACCCAAGCTCCGGCGTCATCGCGTAGATGATGGAACCGCCTTTCCCGCGATTACCCGTCATCGTGCGCGTGACCAACTGGCCGTGTAGCTCTGGGTCGGAGGGCTGCTCGTCCACCAGTACGAGGTCTACAGAGGAGCCCGCAAAAGAGGTCGTGCCAGCGCCACGGTTGGACTGGGAGTAGGCACGGAAAGAAAGGGTAGACACGCCACCACTCGCATGGCGGACGTTCACATCTCTGGCAAGCCCTGGGAGCTGCTGAGAGCGCGATATACCGGCGATGTCATCAGCACAGACCCACCCTGTGCCGTCGAAGCTGGTCTCGCCCAGAACGCCGCACAGCTCCTTCTGGAGCACATCCTTCACCTGCGGGGCATCCACGCCCAGCACCCAGATGTTCGGCGGGAAGCTGAACCGCAGGCCCTCCCACCAGTCCGGGTAGTTACCGGTGGCGTGCAGCATCACCTCGTAGGTGACACTCAGCGTCTTGCCTGTACGGTTCCCGGCCAGCACCATCCGTTCCCGGTGCGAGCCACCAGCAGCGAAGAAGTTGCGCTGCCACGGATGCCAGTTAGCTTCTGGCCAGAACTCTGCGCGGTGTGTGCGGACGTACTCAGCGTACTGAGCAGCTAGGTCAGCTGCCTGTGCCAGCTCGCGTGTGACCACTTAGTGCGCCTTGGTCTGGGTGGTAGAGGCGAT